CCTGCATCAGCAAACCAATACGGCTGCGTTCCCGTGGCTGTTCAATGCCCTGGCCCTGATAAGATTGCTGAGAGAATGCCATTATCCGAAAATGTTAGGATTGCCTAATGCTCCGCCGCCAAGACTCCCCACAGCCCCGATGGTTCCACCAATCACACCAGCGTTAGCATTCGCCTGTGCAATGGCCGCATTGTTGGCGGCGTTGAAGTTGTTTGCGTAGAGGCTGCCAGCGTAGGCTGACTCCGGGTTGAAGACCTGACCTGGGTTCATCGATTGGCCCTGACCGCTGACACCGATTGCTGCGTTGGGGCTCACACCGGAACGACCGAGGATTGCCATAAAAGGGTCGGCTGTGGTTGCTGAATTAACGCCAATCACATTGGTGGCGAATTGCTGCCTTTGCCTCTTAAGTTGCTCACCCACTTGGCCTGCATAAAGCGCCTCCGAAGCCACATCCCCGACACCGAAGCCCATGCCTCGGTCTGCCTGAGCTGTCCTGATGTTTTGTTCAGTCTGCCGTTGCAGGGCAGGGTCCAACTGGTTGCCGGCTTGTAGTTCTGCAAGTGCTTGGTTGTTTAGCTCATCGATCAGTGCCTGTTGCTGCGGGTTGGAAGCTTTAGCGGCTGCTGCCGCCCTGCCGCCTAACTCCTCAATAGATGCAATGTCTGCCTCCTGCTGGATGCGGCGGGATACAACGTCCGCTTCGGCTAGAGCGGGGATGGTCTCCTCTTTGTAGAGCTGAAGAAGGCCGGGATTGCCGTCAACACCCATTAGGGTGTCCCGCAGCACACTCAAATCTAGCTGCGCTTCAGCAGACCTGCCGTATTCAGAATTGCTTTCAGCCGCGAAAAGATCGGGCGCTAAATCAATTTGCGCCTGTAGAGTATCGCGATACTCCTTGCCCACGTCTCGGGGCGGTGGACTGTCAACGTCTTTTCCCATCTCTTAACCTTCGTAAGTAATCAATGCTGTATTTCTTCGGCTTCCCTGATCGCTCGCCCCAGACTTCTCTAGCGTTCGGGTAGCGTTCTAATAAGTATCCTGCAATTCTGCTAACCGCTCGTCTGTCAGTTGCAACTAAGTGGTAGACAACAATGATGTTGCCATCTTCACTGCTCTTCTCCCAGACTCCGGGCTCGCCCCGTTTCTCCGTGGTCATCTTCCACAGGCAGACGCCCTTAAGCCTGCTGTCACCACCCTGAACCAACCGGATGGTGTTGTCTTCGATGTTGAGGCCAATGTAACGCCTCAGATGATCAATGTTGCCTGTCAGAGGCATCCTGCCCCTGTTCGCTAGTAGATAAGCAGCAACAAGGTCTACATACATCAGACAAGCTTAATAATCTTCACCATCGAATAGATTTCAGGGTGAGAAGTATCCCCGCCAAGAGAACCAGCTGCATTGCCCAGGCCATCTGTGCTCCTGCTAGAAGTGCAACGGTGGCGCAGTTCCAAATCAGCAGCTGCGGACAAAGTGAAAATACCTGACAGATTTGCCCTCACAGCTTGCGCAGAGCTGTTGTCGGAATAGGTGGCTTCTCCATCAATCAGCGTGGTGCTGTTGGTGGTATCGTAAAGCCAGACAACGTGGGTGTCGCAATCGAAACCAGGAGCTGAGGCTTCTACTAAATAGCTTCCAGCCTGTAAGGTGATCCGATTAGAAGACAAGGTGGCGATGCTGCCGGGATCTGTGCTCTGGTTTAGGACTCGGGTTACGTTTGTATCCTGCGTAAAAGTGCCGCCATCTGTGCCATTGGTTTGTTCCTCCCAGAACACCGCAATCTTTGTGCTGGCTTGGGCTGCCCACTCCACCGTACCGGATGCATTAGTAACAAGGTATGTGCTGTTAGAGCCTGCCGAAATGTTGCTCGGGCTCACCGTGCTCACAGATGGCACCGTTGCCCACTCCGGGTTGTCGCTGGCACCTTTAGTAGTGAGCACTTGGCCGGATGTTCCTGGCGCTAGGTGGTTCCAGGTAGATGCCCCTCGGTAGAAGATGGTTCCTTGGTCTGCGCTTCCCAAGTGCTCCACACCGATAGCACCATTGGCAATTTTAGTGCCGTTGATTGCGTCTGCTGCAATCTTGGCAGTCGTTACAGAGCCATCTTCAATTTCAGAGCTGCCTACTGTACCGCTAATCGACACCATAGGAGAGCCTAACTGGTTCAGCTTGCCAAAGGTTACCTTGTCGGTTCCATCAGTCTGGAACGTGTAGCCTGGGGAGAGTGTAATTGAGAGTGCCATTAGACTAAGCGGTTCCAGATCTGGCTCTCATTGGAAACCAGTATTGTGACGCCCTTATCAGGCAGGGTGATGGCAGAGCCGTCCAGCGAACCAGAAGACTCGTTACAAGTAATGCTTACCCCGGTGTTGTTCATAATTACCTTCACATTGACTTCGCCATTAGGTGCTAGAGGAACAATGCAAGTAGCGGGTGACGTAAAGCTGTGGAGGATCGTTAGAGGGGCAGTTGTGTTGACCGTCTGACCACCAGAGGTGATTTCCTCGGGGGCAGCAAAGATCTTCTGTAAAGCAGCCCAACCGTCATTGATGCCGACCGTGGGGTTGCCAGCTACACCGTTGCCGTTGGTAACCGATAAGCCGTCAGCACCGGAGATGGTCCGCTGCTGGCAGTCGCCATTAGAGTCGAAAGCCCAGATGCCGTAGCTGCTAGTAGAGCCCGAGGTATCAATGGCATCGATGGCCCTTACGGCAGAATCGGTGTGCTGGAGATACTTAAGCGTCTCCAGAAATTCTGCCCTCGGGTAGTTCGTTGTCGAAACCGGCCCGTTGGTCTCATTGATTGAAAAGTTTATTTCGCCGTCTGCCATTAGTGTAGTGCTCCGTGTTCGCCGTGCTTCTGCTCGCCATTCATCTTCTCAGCACCTGCGGCGTGGATTCTTATCCGGCCCTGGATGTTTGTGATTTTGACCTGGTAGTAGCTGCCCCTTCTGTTCGTCAGATACTTATTGGCCCAGGTCTGGTACTTCGCTAGCTCAATCCCGCCATCGTCCAGGCAGGTGCCTCCGTTCACTTCATCTGTGTCCAGCGTTACCGAATAGTCCTCTCGGCCCGGTGTTCTGAAATCCTTGTTCGGATTCGCCACCGCCCAGTCCTCAATTGCAAAACCGAGATACTTGGTTCTGTCCTTTGTAATATAAGCAATGGCACCGTTTTGGTCCACCCAGGCAGACTCTTCGTAGGCTCCATCGGTTATAACTGTCACCGTGTATTTTGGATCCCAGGTGCTGACGTGGAGCATTCCTGTTCGCCATCGGCCCTGGTTGCCCCCAGCATAGCCATAAGCCCTGGTGATGACTTCGAATTCAATCGGCTGGCAAGTGACGGAAGTCTCAGCCGAATTGATCAGGGTGATGTAGGGGTCGTTGGTCGTAACACCAATCGGGCTGGAGCTGGTAAGGCGCACACCACAGGCAAGCTGGCTCGCTGTTGCTCCACCGCTATCCCACTGATCGTAGTTAGCGTTGCCCGTCGAAAAGCCGAGGTAAAGGTTTTGAGCGGGGAATGTGTTGCAAGGATCAGAGTAATCAGAGCCAACACCCCAATGCTTTGTTGCCCCCTGGTCCCAGTTCTCGGCCAGAGACAGAACAGCTGTGGTGCCATCGCTTAGCGTCACATCGTCCCCTGATGGGTGTTCCGACCATTCGACCTCTCTCGTTGCCCTGATCGTATCGCCATTCGTTACGCTTAGCGTGGAGCCGTCTGAAGGGTGGCCAGAAAGCACAATGTCTACAGAGTAAGTGCCAGTAGCACCCGCTTTGATTGCATCTTCTTCCGAATACTCATAGAGGCCGATGCAACCGGAGTAGTCTACAAAGTAGAGGGCGTCAGATCCGTTGTTGTCTGCTGTGAAGAAATACTTAACCGTTGTGTCATCGTAACCGCTCCAGGCTTTGTTCAGAAAGTCGTAGACCAGGACACAGTTGTTAGTGTAACTGCCATCGATTGGAATGCTCAGGTAGTAGCGATCTCTGAAGTAGCCGGCTGAGGCATTGTTCTTTGCAGCAAACCAGTTAATGCGGTCAACCATTGGCTGCATCGGGGCACTGTTCGGTTGATCTGTCCCTTGCAGCTTGTTCTCTTCCGTACGGTTGATGCTGGTAACCCCTCGCTGGCTAAGGAACCACAGATCTTTGCCGACGTTAACCACTGATCGCCTACCAACCAATCCATACTCCGTGGTGATGTCGTCCAGAATGGCGTTTGCGCTCCAGTCGCCCTGTAGGTTGGTCACTGCATAGATTGAGGAGTCCTTAAAGACAACGATGGTGTTGTCATTGAACTTCTCCAGGTGAACCACGTCATCTGCGTCACCCTGGTTAATCCGAAAGCTGTTGAAGACTGAGTAATCTGTTGCGCTCAGAATGTCGGAGACAGCAACATTGTCTGCCTTAGAGGCACCTGTAGGGATGTAGGGGACAGAAAGCCGATTCTGGAAGTAAATGGAAGTCTTACTGTTCGGAATACTAAAAATCGAAGGATTAGTAGAATCGGTAGATGTGGCAACAGTAAAGCCTGTATCCAGCGAATCCATCGTCAAAACGGTGTCGTCGTAACCCCGATGCAGGAAGCACTTGTTGAAGGCTGATGTGAACCAAAAGCCATCCAGCGCAGTCTGGCTGTTAGAGGGAAAGTTGCTGTCCGATGGAACGGCGATGGTTACCGAAACAGGCACCTGCCGCACTCGGTTACCCTGGCGGCCAGCCCAGATTTTAATGGCTTCACCCGTCCTGCTGGCTGCGAACAGTTGCCACTGCGCACCGTTAGGATCTTCCCACACACCAACGCCGTAAATAGTGCCAATACTTACCGGAATGTTCCAATTGATATCACCCTCATCCCAGTTAACACCCCAACTGGTTGCTCCGAGGAAGTTAAACCTTACAGGCATCATCCCCAGACGCGCCTCGGCTCTCCCAAATCGGAAACGAGCATTCTTAGCAAACGAACAGAACCCAGGCTTTAACTGCTGGGGGTCAACCCGCATGTCTACCCCAGTAAAGTAAAGGTCGCCATCAGGCAACCTCTGCTCATCTAAACTGTTAATCAGTTGGTTCATATTACAGCCATGCTCTTCAAAGCTGACTCCAAAGTCTCATTTGATCGCTCCCAGGAATACTTCGCCCCCCTTAAGGAGGCTTTCAGGCTTTTATCTTCCACCTCACTGCCACCTTCGGCCACCCGCTGCATCTGTGCAATTAAGGAATCGAAATCCGCTTCCGCATACAGACCGCAGTCTTTGTAGTGGTTGGTTCCGGCTACTAGTTTGTAATCAACCGGAAACCCTACGGTCTCGTCGTAGAACTCACTGATACCACCAAACGGCACAGCAATCACAGGCCGGCCAATAGCCATTGCCTCGTGCTGCATCAACCCCCAGCCTTCGCCCCTGGAGGCGCTCACAAAGCAGTCTAAGTCCTCATACCACTGCGCCAACCTCTCCGGCTCCCAAAACTCTTTGATCAGCTCAACCCGATCATCCTCAACCGCAATGTCGGGATCCTCTGGGTAACACTTCACCTGCAACTTAACGTCGTCCCGACCATCGAAGGCCAACTGGAAAGCTTCCACCACATCGGGGATCTGCTTCCGGCAACCCCCTGCCATCGTTCGGCCTGCCGCTCCAAACAGAAAGTAGTCCTTCTCTTTCTTTGGCCTGTAGTTAAACAGTTCCGTTCGGCAGCCCATCGGCACTTTGTAGATCGGAACATCTACGCCCTGAGCACTGAACACCGATTGCTGCCACTCGCTGGGAACAATCACACCGATAGTGTTGTTGAGGTTAACCACTGCCTGAGAAGGCAACCTGGTTGACTCCCACATTGTGTTATAGATGATGTCCTTCTTCTCAGCCGGCCCAAAAGACGGGCAGTGGATCACCATCTCCCACGGTTCAACCTGCAACTTGTGGACTATCGTATCAGCAGCCCAACGGGGAACCCTTCCGGCTTCCCGCATGTCGCAATCAATCGGTAGCGTGTTAACGTCATACCCTAGCTTTCCCAAACCTCTAACAACGTGCATCCAATGGAAGGAATAGCTAGAATAGCCATCAGGCACGCCTCGCAGAACAACCCTGGTTTTCATAAAAGTTAATCCATCACAGAAAGAGCTTCTTTAGAGCTTCGAATTTCTCATCCGTTATCCACCCAAATGCCCAGCAGAGGAAAACGAGAGCAGAACCAACAGCGCTACCAATTGGCTTCCAGTTTTTAAGAGCCCAAGCCCAGCCAATGACAGTCGCAGCAGGGCGAGCACAAGGAACCACATAACTGATGAAATTTTCGAATTCACCATCGTCATTCCTTACAACACTGACTACAAGAGATGCCCAGAACGCTTCGTTCGCGTTTTTGCGACGATAACGCTTCTCCATGCTGTATCCATCAGATCCATTCCTTTTGCGGCATTTGTCGACTTCCTGCTGGTCGGGCTCAATGTCCGCGTCATAGGTAAGCTCTCGCCATGTCCGCTTTTGAATTTCTGAAGGAGCGTATCCAAAAATCCTGCACAGCTCTTCATTGACATACAGCCACTGCCCTTCCCCGCTGACCACCGCAATACCAATGGGTGCCTCGTCGAATGCCTGCTGAAAGACTTTTGCAGGCGAAAACTGGGTCTCTAAATTGTCCACTTACTACGTTCATATTCGGCAAGGCCGCCACTAACCGGAGGTGGTGAGAAAAGGCAGGGCAAGCAGACGTTCCGGCTTTCGTATCTGCTGACGCCTCAGTCCTCAGCAGGGGCCGCAGGCGCGTTGGTTACAACAATGGTAGCGGGTGGCCGATTGATAAGGGCCAGAATGACTTCATCAGATAATCCAGGGCCACCAGAAGAGCCAACCTGAGAGCCTGCCAGAAACACGGCAGCAAGGTCGCGTAACTGCGCCTCCCCGCTGGCTGCATCTGCTTTGGTGGATTGCTTTAGCCCGTCCGGGCCAAGCTCCTTGTCACTCTCAATTCCAGCTAAATCCACTTTCGCCCCGAAGGCTACGACGGATGTTGTCAGCTGGCCACCACCCTCCGTCTGCACCCTGTTGCTGTATCGGGTGCAACCCAACAAGCAGATGGAGGCTAGAAAGATAGCTGTTAAGGCTTTCATTTCAGTCCTCCAGTGCAGCGAGTTCAGAGAGTTCAGAGAGGATTGCGGCCTTATCTTTGAAGGCCACATCATTGGCGTTGACAGCATTAAGAGACCCCTCAATGCCATCATAGAGGTTGCCTACGGTGGCAACGTCCATATCGGGGAGGACTGCCCCGGTGGCCTCCAACCCGTCACGCGCATCCAGTAGGGCTAGCCCTTGGTCGATCTTTTTGTTGGCTGCGATCCTGAGTGACTGGTTGTTGAGAGATGCCTTGGCGGCGTTTAGCTCTGCTCGTATGTAATCTGTTTCTGCGCTCATATGATTAGCTTCCGTGGGTGTGGGCGACTAAGTAGTAGGTTGTTCCACCAATATCGATTGGGATCTGATGGCTGACCGTTCCGGCTGTAGTGATCGCATCTGCTGCATATTTCGCAACAGGGGCATCCGTAGCCAAGTTCTCCTGGCGGATGGTGCCTTCTGCATCAATCCCAGCCTTAGAAGATCCGGCAACCTTCACATCCAAAAGCATCGAATCTGCCGCAGGGCTCTCTGCGTCAATGTCAACGACCTGAGTCTTCCTCAGTGGAGTGACAGACGTTGCACTAGCGTGCAAGCCGTTCGAAGACGCGTCGCGGATTGAACCATCAGATTCAACGGACTCAGGGAGGTATGCTGCGACAGCTCCGATGGGTGTGATCCCGCTAGAATTACTCCAGGTTGTCGGCGTGGTCCCTGTAGCGATAAACTCAACGTCAGTCGCGTTGGAGCTTGCTCCCACGTTAGTGAAGTCGTCCCCGCTCTGGAAATTGGAAATGCGGTATCTTTGTCCGACTTCCAGAGTGCCGCTTGTTACTTCTGTGCCACCCCATTGGTCGGCGACTTCTACGCTGTTCCCGGTCACTCCCAACCTCGCCACTTGTGTAGCCGTGAGTTCACGGTTGAAGATGAGAACGCTGTGAATCTTCCCGTTTGCGTGGACTGCGTTCCCTTCGCCGATCTCTACCGCCTGAGACGTGTTGTGCATAGCAACATAGGAGCCGCCAGAGGCATCCGTCAGAGTTTCGGCTTCGCCATTCCAATAGAGATTGATGTCAGTGTAAGACGACGCGTTTCCGTTGTAAGTAGCAACTACGTGGTGTTTTTTTCCCGTGGTAAGAACAGTCGTGCCTTTAGCAATCAGTTTATTTATGACCCCGTTATCCCAAAGGGATAATGAGATTAACCCTCCTGTATCAACTGTTAGCCTCCACTCATAATTAGGGTTCTTCATTTTGCTAACGATTTCAAAGCCACTTGTCAGATCATCGATTTCGAACTCCGCAGCTAGACTGAAAGGTGAGTCGGTCGTGGAGTTACCGAAGGATAGCAGGTTAGTGTCAGCGACAGTATTAACCGAATCAGTGCCGTTATAGTAGCCTCCATTGCTAGGCTGTCGCGCACTGGTTCGGTCGTTGACATCTGCCGTTTGGAGGTAATCACCAGCAGTTGCAGCGGCAGCTTGGGTTGCTGATCCATCAAAAAGGTTGGCAACACCAGGCACCTTGTACCAGACACTGCCGTCATAGCGCAGGATGTCGCCGGCTGCGAGCGTAATACTGCCGGAACCGTAGTCCCTAGAGCCACCCACCGTTACCGTGTAGTAATCGGAGAGCGTGCCTGTGCCGTCAATGACAGTGGGTGTGTTGGTGGAAACGTTATGATCGCCTAAGTCGTTGCCGGTGGAGGCACCAGCAGGCAGACGGGAGACGGGGATCTTATTGGATCCGTCCAACTCACACAGCTTATAGGTGGTTGCGTCTCCGCTGAAAGTGCTCGCGAAGTCCGTCTTCAGGGATGAGCCGAGGATCTTCTGCGAATTGTTGGTTGCACCGTCCATCCCGAAGTAATCATCGGAATCGACGGTTGTTGCCGTTGTTGGCCAGTCTTTTAGTCTAGTGCTCATCTTACGTGGTAAAGGGATGTTTCGTTGCCAAGGTGGTCACAAACCGTGTTGCCCCTGTGGTCTGCCCAGTAGAAAATAATGTTGCTGGTGATTGTCTGCTGACCTGTGTCCGTGCAGACGATGCTGCCTAAGTGATCCACCCAATAGTCTTGCTCATCTGAAGCGGGTAGACCGTCCAGAAGAGTTGCTGAGCAAAGAAGTGGAGCCCTTGTTAAAAGCATTTAGTAAACGGTAATGTCGCCGTCGCCGGTCCAAGTCACAGAAGAGGCGTTGGTAGGGTAAAGCCCGATGATGCGAACAGTTGTTCTCAATCCAATCTCAGTAGACTTGTAATTGATGTTACAGAGTGCGCCACCTGTTCCATGGCCATACAGATACTTAATATCGCCTGTGTAGGTTGTGTCAGATCCATCCAGGTAGTCCTTCGGCTCCGGGAAAGGATCACCGTGCGAGCCGATTTCAATCTGCTGGGAACTCATCTGCCCAGGCACTTTGCCGTGTAGTGTTAATCCGCTCATCAGTATCCTGTTACTTTGTATCTTACGTCCTGCCCCTGGATGGTCTCCAGCTGGTTAACCTCCTGGTCCAGGGCTGCCTGCGCATCCCGTTCTGCTGGGTGCGACTTGTCCATCTGGCCGTCGTGCCGCAAGTAATCGGCATACGTGCCTCGGATTAAGAAATTTCGAAGCACATCTGGAAGCTCTACTAAGCTCCACTTACTTGGCTGTGCGTTCGGGCTGTTGTCGGTGGATCCATCACCGGTAATAGCCTCTAGGGCGGTGTAAAAGTTGCCCAAGTTGTTGTCGTAAGCCTGCTCACCTACTGCGTAATTGGTGCCGGTTGCTTTACTGTAAAGATTGCCGGTAAGACGTGGGTGCTGCTTTCTGTAATGCACCCAGACAGCCGTTAGCGTTGTGTCCAGCTGAATGCCGTTCTCAGATAAGAAGTAATCAACTGGAGTGCCGTCAGCGGCTGTCTTCGGGTTCTTATCCCAAACCTCAAAGACCGTTTCGATCTCGTTCTGGCCGCTCTGATTTAGGGCAACGTAATTGCCTTCAACACCGCCAGACTGGGTAACCGTTCGGCTTTCAATAACGCAAAGCTCTGGCCATCGGGCCTGGTTCCAGCCCAGTTTAAGCCGGTTGTTAACGAAGTCTCTTAGCAACCTCCACTGCACCTTGCCTGGTGCCACCTGGTTAACGCCGTCCAGATCCTGCTCAATGCCGGCAAGGTTCAGAACGTTGTCGTAGATTAGGCTGTAATCGACAGTTTTCACCTAGTCGCCGTAGCCAACAGTATTCCGCCTTCGGTCCTGCTTAGCGAAAAGCTCAGGGTTCTTCTGTTGCTGGTATTTGATGAAATCGGGGTCGCGCAGGATGTCTTTGTGTTCCTGGTGCATCCACTCCTTGGCGACGTTGCCAGGGATTTCATACTTCAGCTGACCGAGCCCTTTGATAGACCTGGATCCTTGGTTGCTACGAGCAATCTCTTGCGCTTCTCGCTCAGCCTGAGCATTGCGCTTCTCGTAGTTGGTGTAGTGCCGCTCGGCCCTCTGAGCTGCAACTTTCTCTAGTATGTTTTCCATAAGTTAAAGTGGTGGGGGACTGCGAATTCCCCCACCGTTCCAGGGAACCATCACAACCCAAGGCAGGGCTGTTTTGGTAATTATGCGAAGTCAGCCGAGTCGAACATCTGCAACAGGACGACAAGCTTACCAGCGTTCACAGTGCTGATGTCTTTGCCGCTCGTTGCCGTAAAGGTGATGTCGATGGTGTCGGCTGCCGTGTAGACGTAGTAGTTGCTGAGAGCGCCCGCCTTGTAGTCAACCTCGGTTGCGTCCACACAGACCTCCGTAGAGGTAAGGAAGCGGTTGGTTGAGCCACCATCCCCGACGATGTAAGCCAGAGAAGTAAGGGTTGCATCAGAACTGTCGAAGTCTGTCACCAAGCGGTGGAGGGCTTTGCCTACCACCATCCCGGCTGGGACAGATACCGTAAACGTCTGCGTATTCGTTGAGTTGGTGAAATCACCGTGCTCTACGACGATTTGATGGGTGAAGCCAGTTCTGGCCTGTGCTTCGTAGCCTAGTTTAGATGGTTGAATTGCCATGTCTTCAGATCCTCTTTCTTAGCTGAGTGCTGTGTTGAACTGTCCCAAACCAAGAGGATTCAGAATGCGAAGAGCGCACTTGGCTTCGATGTAAGTCCGCTCACCACCACCGAGGTTCGGTAGAGGTTTGACGGTTGGCTGTTTGAAGGAGGCAAGCTCCACCTTAGACATGTCCAGGAGGTAGCCTCGGCCCTTGTCGGTTGCGAACGTAGCAGGAGGGGCACCCGCTCCAATGAAGTTGGAGCTGACCACCTCAACGGTGCCGTAGTCGCCTTCGTAGACCGAAACAGAGTTCCGAACTCGGGCTCCACCACCATCGTAGTTGAACTGCCGGCTGAACTTGGCAGCGTCACTGTCTGCATACTGCGCAAACCGGGTCATATCGGTGATTCGTCGTCGAAGCGTAGAACCACAGACAAGGGCGTAACTGCCGCTCATACCAGTCTGGTCGTAGATTTCCTGGAAGAGAGTTTGGATGTCATCTTCGGTGATGTTCGCCGTTGCCGTGGTGACGATCTGGTTTGCGTTTGGTCGGTAAGCCTCGGGAACCTCATACAGCGTTTGAGCTGCAATGTTGGTTGTGTCCCGAATCCAGATACCCAACCCTCGTCCAAGCCGCGGGTTTTCTGCTCCGTCGTCTTCCTGGTGCTCTTGGTCAGAAAGGCAGGTTGCTTCGATGTCGCGGCCGATCTCTTCCAGCTTCTTAGCGATTGCTTCAGACATTTCATCGCCCTTCAAACCAGCCACATCAGACACCTCTTGTGCATCAGGGCTAACCTTCGCCGTTCGACGGTGGGTTTGCAGATAGGTGCGCAGCATTGCGCGGTTCTCTGCGTGGTTTTCGAAGGTGGAAACGTCGGTCCCATCAACAACACCGCCAAGCTTTGGGGGGTCGTATGCGTCCACCGTCCACTGCATAAAGGTATTGTGAGGCGTTCGGCCCTTCCTTACGCGAGAGGTAAACGGTGTTTGCTTTTCGTCTGTCCGAGTGATCAAATCCAGCACGTCTTCGCGCTTGTGGATCTGATTTCGTTCTAATAGTCCAGATGCCATGTATCAGTTGTTTCTAAACTGAGCAAATTATTGTTCTTGGTATGCGCCTGCCCGGATCAGTTCTGCTAAAGCGGCTCTTCCACCGCCTTCTCTAACCCGCTTGGCTGCTGCGTCAGCTTTTTCCTGGCTGGTAACCTTCCGAGGCTTCCCGCCTGCCGGCTTACCTGGTTGTGGAGTTGGTTGAGCTTTGGGTTTAGGGGCTGCCTTTTTCTGTGCTGCCTCTCGCTCCCGGATTGCACCGCCAACCATTCTGGCCAGCATAATTTTGTGCATCGGGATTTCCCTTAGCCGCAAGTCGCCAAACTTCTTTAGAACATCCTGTATAACAGCCCCGTTTTGGTCCTCGGGATCATTCACCCAAGGGTAAATTTGCTCGGCCTGAACATCCCATTGATTGGTCAACTCAATCCGTTTACGGGCCTGCGGCAGTTTGCTTCTCTGAAGCTCAACGGCTGCTAACTCCAGCTCATCTAAGAATTGCTCAGGGTCGTCAGGCTCCGCTCCAAACAGCTCTTTTAGGTTCTTAGAAACCTTTTCAGGGTCTCTTCCCAAAAGCTTCTGCTGTTGCTTCGCCCACAATTCATTCTGAATTGCTTCCTGCTCAACTCTTTCCAGCTCAGAGATCGATGTGATGTTCTGAATCTGGTTCTCAGGTGTAGCCGGTTTGCTTTCGCTTGCTTGCTTCAGCTGATCTTCCAGGCTCGCAATCTTCTCCTTCAGCTCCGACTTTTGCGCCGTTAGCTTATCGATCCGCTTTTGCTTGCCGTCAGGCTGTGGCTCAGGTTGCTCTTGCTCAGTTTCTAGGGCTTCCTGTTCCTCGGCCTCTGGTTGAGCTTCTTCCAGCTCAGTCTCAGCTTCCGCCTCCTCCGTCACTGCCTCATCCGGCTCAGGTGGAGCATCACTAGTCAGTAATTGCACTAGTGACAGTGAATCCAATGGGGCTTCCTCTACCGTGGAATCTTCGGTAGCAGTATCAACTTCTGTAGGCATGTGGTTTAACGTCTCACAAGTAGACAGACAGCGTGCTTAAAGGGGCGCGCAGAACCCATTAGTTTCCCTGGTAAGGTTAAGGTAGTGTATAGACACCTCAACTGTCAACGGAGGCAGGTTCAGCGTCTTCTGGGCGGGGTTTGTAGAGCGTTTCTAGGTGCTGCCGCATCTCTAAAACCATGCTCAATCTGCCTGCCTCAAACTGCCTACTGTCGGGAGTATGACGAGGGTCAGAGACTGCTTCCTGCTCGGTCTGAATGAAGCCCTCAATCAGCTTGTCTAATCCCCTTCTTACAGGGCTTACTTCCGGCAGTAATAGCGCGTCGCGCTCCTCGTCTGTTAGTTCAACTTCAACCATTTTGATTCACACCCAGCCGGCCCGTCATTGCATTCTGTTGCTGCATCACAGACATATTAAGGTTTTTCATATACGTCTGGACCAGCTCAACAAACTGCGGATCGGACTGCATCAGTTCCATATACTTCGGATTGTTGCCAATGATCTGATTGACAAACTGCGCTCTGATCTGGGCTGATGGGTCGTTTTCCCGCAGCTGCGGTTGATTACCCAAAGCCATCAAAGCGACAGTATTGTTCTCTTCTTCAAACATCTGCTGAGCGGCCTGCTTATTGTCCAGCAGGAGCTGCTCAGGGAAGGTTGGGTTGATAATCCGCAGCTGCATCTCTAGCAGCTTTCTGCGGTCAATCTGGCCAGCTAAGTCATTCGGTAAGACGATCTCAGAGATTGCCTTCAGCTGGTTGTTGGTAAACTCGCTGTCCAACTCCCTAATGTCGAAGGAGAGGCTGAAATTGTATTTCTTTGTGTCCTCTGGGATTGGTAATCCCGTGCCTGTTACCTCACCGAATTCCTTATCGTTGCCAAACTTCTGAACCAGCTCCCAGACGTTGTTAAGAATGGTGCCCTTAAAGCGCAGCCAGCGGCTGACGTGCATCTGGTTTTTAACCTGGGATTGAGCCGGATCAATTGCAGGATTCGGCACGCCGAAATACTCATCTGCACGTAGACGAACACTTTCGATGTTAGCCAAGGCAACATCCGGCCCCTTTTTCGGGGGCTCCATCCAGGTGATGTCTCCCGGTCTCTGCTCTGAGAGTTGTTTGCCTGGGCCAACACTAATGCGGTTGCCGTAGCGGTGAGGCACTTTCAGTGGCGGCAAGGTCTCTAGGTTGGAGCGGTCAAACACCATGTCGACCTGCCCTTTGATTTCCGTTTGCCACGTCCCGCAGATGTCGGGGATGCCTCGGGATTCCAACAGCTCTCTAGTTGTCCGTTCGCGGGTGAACACCTCAATCGGAATCCTGCCGCCCGCCTCTTTAACCAGCGTATGGCTGGCGTAGGAAGGCTCTCCCGTGTCATCGTTCTTGTGGTGAGGGCTGAAAACCGTCAGGTAAACACCAGGCCGGCCATGCTCATCCACCCGCCGAGAATAGGCATAGATGACTTCAACCATGTTCTGATGATCATTGGCAGAATCAACGGTCTGCTGGGCTGGGCTGATGCCTTCGTCGTTGTGGTTGATGTATCGGCCAGCAGTCGCTTTGACTTCCTCAACCCATTGCTCATCCCACTCATCGGTCTGCGCCCTATCTTCCAGCTCTGCTACAGTAAATGAATCCCGCCTGAAGACTACCCGCGCTCGGTGGATTTCTCTGGTCTCAGGCGGGAATAGGAGCTCGTAAAACGGCTTTAGGGTTACGATTTCCGGGTGGTCACAGACTATTTCCGGCATTTCAATTACAGTCTTCCCGTTAGTGCGAAGCTCCTTAAATTTCTTCCTAACCTCGGATACTTTGAACTGAGGGTTTGAGGTGGCAAAGATGTCTGCCAGCATGTCAGAGTTCTGATCAAAAGCAGCCACCATCTCTGCTGGATCCTCTACCCCCATCGACTTTGCCATTGATTCGATGGTCAGCTCCCGAGGGCTCATCTGCTGGGAACGCTTCCAGAGGGTGTGAACACCTGCCCATCCGTAGTGGGCTGCATACTGCTGAGCCAGCTCCAGCTCATCATCCCAGCTAGGGTTTAGCAGGGTGCTAACCAGCCAATTCATATACAGCTGGACAGCAGAGGCATTCTCTACGTCCTGGTATTCAGCCGGATTGACGTTCAGGGCACAGCGGTTGTCTGCCCCAGCCAGCAATGCCACGTAATGGTTGATGTAATTATCAACCAGGTGGATGCGGCTGTCGGAAGCACCTTCCCACGGGAAAACCTGCCTGCCGTAGTTTACGGCGTGCTTTCTACCGTCGGCTGCTTGGCCTTGCCAATAGGCGTAGCGGCTTTCGTCAGCCTCTCGGATGCGGTTGGTAACCCTGCGGTCCGAAAATGATCTGGTAAAATCTGTTACCAGCTCGGAGACGTTAGGGGCTGTTGATTCTAAGAGTTTATCTTCTGTCACAGGGCCTAGTAGTGGCCCCCGCCTTGGTCGTAGGATGTCCCTGGAGAGACGTGGAATGGATCCATGGTGATTAAGTAACGTAATGCATCGGCAGGGTCTTTACAAGCTCCCTTGTCCTTGTCTTCACCTGTCCACTCTCGCAGTGAGTAGATCAGATTGCCGCATTCTTCGCTGATGTAGAGCTTCGGCTCGTTTAGAACCGTTATCGGCTCTTCCATATTGTAAGACAACAGGTTGTTGATTGCCTGTACGCCTTCGTCGATTTCGGTGTGAGCTGCCGGAATAAAAACCATCCCCGGCTCGCTGAGGTTGTCTTCGGCATCTACCACGTCTTTGGCTAGGTGATCGATCAGGCTGTAGTTGCCTTCCTTGGCCGATAAGATTGGCGCTTTGCCTGCCCTCGGGTCGATGTAACGCACTAAAGGCTCCCGCTCACCCCTCTCCAGCTCGCGGATTAGCTTTCTGTATTGAGCTAGGTTGCGCCCGCAGTCTGCCTTTTGAGCTGACCCCGGTGAACCATCGGCTTTGCTGCTAGGAACCGCCCATTCGCCGTATCGGGCCAAGTTCGGCCATTCTCGGTAGACGAACATTCGGCCCAGGTTGTCCACCCGCAGCCAAACCATAAACCAGTTGCGATCTCCACCGGTCGGATCAACGCACATATAGTTGGTGCCCTCGGATGGGATCTGCTCAGGCTTAACAATGTGAGCATCCCCGAAGCGTGGGAACTTGCCGACAATCGGGTTCCTGACGTAGCCGTAGGCCCGGATTTCCTTCTCAGTAGATGTCTTGCCAGACAGGGCCGACTTTTTGAAGTGATCCCAACTGATGTAAGGGTTGTGCTCTGAGAAAAACCAAATGATTGCATCACCTGACCGAGTGCGACCAATGAATGGCATCCTGCCTTCCGGCATCACCCGCTTGTCGCAGGGAAGCCACTTAGTGACCACATGGCCTGCCATGGCGTGCTTAACCGTTGGGGAGTATCCTTCGATGGGGGTAAATGAGTTCACCATCTTTCCTCTACGGTCGATCAGACGGTATTTCATTGTTTCCACCCAGGTCTGCGGAACCAGCTCATCTGCCCAGAAAAGATCCAGGTTAGCACCTTCCAGCGTCTTTACATCCTGTGTGTAATTTTTGAAGCGGCAGGAGGAGCCGTTAGGGCCGATGAAGGAACCATTTGAAAAGCCGTTCTTCGGGGTGAAGGCGATATTGTTAACCTGACGCACACCCCTTCTCTGCCTTGCCCATTCCTTCGGGATGTAGCGGTGGATGGCGTGTTGCTGCACCTGAATACTGCTCTCACCAGACAAGCCACCAACCCAAGCGGCGTAACCAGGAGTAGCAGCCATCTTTTGGACGAGGCGCTTGGCCATGTACTCAGTTTTTCCTGAGTTGTGATGGACCGCCCCACAAGCCCAGTAATTGTCATAGAATGGCACCCTGAAATCCCACACAGGGCCAGCTCCAGCCGGCCTAATGTTTGTCACAATATCATATCCTAATGGATTCCAAAGCTGGTCACCGCAACGTAATTCAGAAACAGCAATATATCTGCCCGTTCGGCGCATAACCCTGTGATGCTCTGTGGCCTTAAACGATCTGCCCCCTAAAAGGAACACCTCCAAAAACAAGCCCTCACCTTTTACAAAAGGCTCCAACGCATCAGCAGTAACAAGCTCTGAATCCTTACCTTTGGCTAAAACTTTGTGCGTTCCTTTAATCTTTGAAACTGCAACCTCTTCACCCGTTAAAGGATTATAGATAGGCGTACCCCCTTCAATGCACCTGTTTCCACCGAATAGGTAGATCGTAGTGATATCAGGATCCTCAAACAGCTCATCCATTGCCTTCCAATGCTGGAAGTGGCCGCCTGAGTTGTGCCAATCCATCCCGTGGTTAAACGGATCGGTCTTTTCGGCCTTAATGAGGGCTTCCCGGCGCTTCCACAAGTCAAAAGCCTTCTCTACGCCGAGAGCTTCTACCTGCTCAGCGGTAGGCAGCTTAAGGATGGGGTGTTTAGTCCACTGAATTGCCACTAATACTTAAACCGGTTTCTGGGCAGCCCTTTGACGAACAGCCAATCACCCTCCCTTGTCACAGCCACCTCCATCCCCATAGCGAAGGCTCGGGCATCCTTACAACGAGCATTGCCTAGCTCCGTCAAAATGATGCGATTGTTCGGGTAGAACCCCCTAATTTTCGCCTGCAAAGGGTAAGCCTCTTTCGGCAAATCTTTGATATCTTCAACAATTAAGGGGGCAGGTCTCGGGTGCCCCTCCTTTAAGAACTCATCGCCCTCAGGGAATTCTCGCCACTTAACGGCAACCCTATGCTGCCAAAGCTTGCGGGAGGCTTCCCTTATAACCTCTTTGTATGCGAAATTCTGTTTCGGAGTTAGAGCTGAGTAGAGAATTACCGTCCTCCTGTTCACTCTCTCTGGCTTGCACTTAAGGAGGTTGTTATGACAAGTTGCATCTGTTTCCCGGATAACTGACAGCAGCTCTTCCCAATTCCTCACTGTGGCTTCTTCGTTGTGACTACTCATTTTCCCTAGATGTTAATGCAGACCAATTGTTTTTATACTCGGCATACTTCCCGATGCTTTTGCCTGCGCTGAAATGCACCCGGTCGCTTTTAACGCTACAAAACGGTATAATGAACCACGTTTCCCACCCGTGGACATAGGCGGCAAAGAAGTCCACCTCCAAAGCTGAGTAAGCTGTTCGGCCTGAATCATTATTCTGACGTTTAGTAGTAAAAATCCGATAACGAGGAGAACGAGACCCTTTCATCAGATCATTTGTTGCCTTCACCTGAACCCTTAACAGATCCCGACCATTGTCCACCACCCAATCATAGGGAGATGCTGGCGCAATCGGCGAGCTCACCAGCATCCCCCTTCTAATTACTTCCGCAGCGAACAACTGCTCCGCATAGTCGCCCAGCTCAATTGGTGACATCAGTGGTGACTATACACCTAATTGAAACAAAAAGCGAACTAAACCTTTATGCCGTAGCTTTCCGTTAGGTTCTCTTTTGCCCATTCCCAGCTTAACTTCAGCAACCCTCTGTCACCCCAGGCAGTTCCCCAGCTGTTCATCAGCAATACGCTTTCCTCGTCGTAGCCGACGAGAGCCGAAGCGTGTCCGCCATAGTTGTGCTTATCCGAACCAGGTCGAAGGATCCCGGTTCTGCGGTTTGCGCGCATAAAGGCGTCATCGACATTGAAGCGGGTGACAATTGGCCCCTCGTTAGCCAACCACCACTTCATCCCGTGCTCGTTGAATTTGATCTTGTCCTGCACAAAAGGGCTGACGGCATAGTAGGATTTGATTTTGTATGCCTCGCAGCGCTTGTAGAACTCTGTTGGCGGCAACATGCTGCCCGAGGATCGGAATGGCAGATCCTTGGTAGTCGGGCAACCATGCTTTCGCAGGATGTCTAGGCTGTCTTTTGTGTAGGTGCCGGCCAACTGCAACATGGTCGATGGATAGAAGATCCACCGATCAAACTCCTTGGGAGCCATCCACAGGAAGCGCACAGACGGTGCATAGTGGATGTTGTGCCGCTCAACTTTGCCTTCCTTCAGCAAGTGCCAATGCAAAACCTTAGCAACCGTTTGGCCAACACAACTTCCGGTTCGGCCCTGGTTATAGGGCTCCGACCAGATCTTGTGCACACTCCCCCGCAAATCAACGGAGGATGGAAGGCCGTGAGAAGTGGTTTCAACCACCCAATCCCTCTGCTGATCCTGGCTAGGTTCTGCGTTTAAGACGCGACGACCGACTAAGCGGCCTTCCTTCGGGGGTATTCGTTTTCCTTTTTTCATTCCGCTTCCCTTTGCAGTTCAT